GCTCCTGTAGTTGTGTCTATAGGAACTAAGCCTTCTTCTAATTTTTCAAGATAATCTTTATAGTTTAATTCATCATAATAATCTATGGGAGTATAACCACCCCCTGCATATTTAATACGACCACCGTTTGCAAATCTGCTACCTTCTTCTTTTTGTTCTTCTTTTTGTTTTTTTATTGTATCTTGAAAATCTTCCAACATAAATTTATCCAAGAGAGTATCGCCTATATTCATTGGAACGGGAGAGTCATATTGTAATAAATCCTCTCTAGCCCTCTCAGCGGGAGTACGATTGCTTTTTTCTCTAGCATTCATAATCTGATCAATCATATCATCACTCACAGAACCCTCTGGAGGATTATCTAATTCCATACCAATACGCTCTTTAAACTCTTCTAATTCTTGCATGGCTTGTTTTGTAGCCATATCATTAGCCTCTTGCATTTGTTGCATTGAATAAGCACCAGTTCCCGCTTCGGCATCAAACATACCACTAAGTATTTCTTTTCTACGTTCTTCAAACATTTTGTTTAAAACTTCTTCGCTAGGCTCAGCGCCTAATAATTTGGCGATAAATGATTTAACAGGACCACCACCAATTCTGTAACCAATACGTCCGCCGTTTGCTTTGCCCTGACCAAATAAACCTTCGTATATTTCTATAATTTCATCGTCTGTTTTATCATCTAAATCTTTTCCACCGAAACCACCGCCACCGGCGTCTATAATTTGATTTTTCATTATAAGAATTTTCATGTCTTGCATGGAATCACCTAATGTTCCACTACCACCACTGGAAAAACCAACACGTCCACCAGTTTTATATCCATAACGAGATAATGCATCGTCAATTTCAGATTGACTAAATCCTGCCATACCCATGTATCTTGAAATATAATCTATTCTTGATTGTCTATCCGCAGCGGAATCAGCTTCTCGACCGGCCATCTCTTCTTCGTATTTTCTTTGTGCTTCTTCTGCTGCGTCGTACGCGGATATTGTTCCACCTGCTGTTGCAGCAGTGCTTGCACTTTTTCCAAGACTGCTTAAAACTTCATCTTCACCAATTCCTTCTGTTAGTTTAAACTTTCCATCTCCGCTTATTTCTGTTGGAGCTAACAGTGTACCGGCATCAGTAAAAGCACTTTTTGCTTTGTCACCCAGTTCCATTCCTAAAAACTGTCCACTTTGTCCAACGTTTTTAAAATATTGTCCACCGCCTCCCATTAAAGCAGATACGGCTGCGGTTCTTGGATCAACTTTACCTTTAGTTAATAAATCAACACCAGCTGATGTTAAACCAGAAGCTAAGGCTTTACCTCCTAAAGTGCTCATGATACCTGTTCCAAGAGCTCCACCTAAAAATTTTCCAACAAGAGGACCACCAAACATAGAAGCTGCGATAGGTAAAATAGGTTGTATTTCTTTTGGTATAATTCTTCTAACTGCTTTACTTATTGATCCCATAATGTTCCTTTGTATATCTTGTTACAACTCTTGTGATAACCTCATCATCAGTTATTCTCAACCATTTTACAGGTTTATTACATCCAAGTAAATTAGTAAAGTATTGTTTTGTCCATTTCATAACAGATTTCACATCATCAACGCAAATTGTATCAATGTGCCAGGGAATGTCTCCACTGTTGTAATCTTCAGGGTTTAATTCGGCGGTTGTCATAAATCGTTTTTCTGCATCCTCATTTAAAAATGCCCAGTTTGTAAAGGCATAAGGTAGCTCATTTCTATAGTGAATCTTATACTGATTCATACTAACAGATGGGGCTATATGTTGAAGCACGTCCTCGAACGTGTGATCTTTGTAGCGAGGAAACAACTTATAAAGTCCATAAGCTACGGTAATATCGTATAATTTACCGATATCTGACATAGTGTCAAGAGCTGGAGTCGCTTAAAATATCTGGCATTTTAGCTATTCTAATCTTGACAGTTCTACTTAAATCTTCTTGTTTTGTATCTGTGTTGACATCGTTTACATCATCTTCAGCTTCTTTATCTGAATTATACTCTTTACTAGTTTTAGTATTTATAAGAGTAACTTCTGTTTCGACATCAATCTCTTCAACGGTTTTACCATCTTTAACAACCGATACTTTTCCACCAGGTTCTAAAAAAGACATACTACCTCCTTAATCTCTATTTATTTCTAATATTGCACAAGTGCCTTCAATATCATTAGCACTAGCTGCTTGTACTCTTAATACATCATTTTCTTCTAAAACAATAGAACCATCTGATATACTTTGTGATTCATTTGCAGCGATAGTATGCTTTGCAAAAGTGAATTGTGTTGTTACAGAGCTGTCATATAGATGTGCATGAACTACAACGTTTCCTGATCCTATGTTTGCCATGTGTATATTTTGAATAATTGCTCTTGAGTTTGAGGGTACAGTATAAACATCAGTGACGTCAGTGCTTGTTAAATCAAACTGTGCATTTTTATAAATATTAGCCATTAACTTGTACTTCCTGAAGATTTAAACCATGTATAACGTTCTGCTTCTTGTTTTAGTTCGTCTAAATAAGTAGAGTTTAATTGTTCAATAATAATACCAATCGCTCTGTTTATTTGTTTTTGGTTTGATACATCGTAATCTTCTTTCGGTTCTGGTATTTTAACATTTATTTTTGCCATTATCTACCTCCGTCCGGTTGCACATCTAAACTAAATGTACCAAATCGCCAGTTTTGATCAACGTCATCGTTTTCAATTTTGATATTGACATATCGACCACGAGCTCGAGTATCTTTTTTAGTGGTTGATGATGTAATTGAAAATGGACTTAAACCTGTTGTTGACTCTTCTTGAGAAGGAAAACTTTTCACGGCCAACGTTACTTTGGCTGTTCCCTCTAAAACTTTAAAGTCAGGAATAAATCGTCGAACAGCTAAAAACTGTTCCCCTTCTGTGCCTTGTCCTTCTAAATCAAAATCATAAGACTGTACAAAAGCATTAATCGCGGTGCTCGATCCGTCAATATTGACTTGATTAACACCTGTTTCATGTTCGAAATACGTTGTTGCTCCTAGTCCTGTATTCCCTTGAATGACTGGAAACGTACCTGTTTCACTAGAAGCAAAAGAAGTTGCATAAGGTTTAGGATAAATAGAAGAGTCCATCCATGATGTACGGCCTTCGGTGCTTGTGTACCAAATACCGCCAGGAACTTGTGCTCCTAAAGATTCGAGATAATTGTATGCTACTAATCTATTATTAAAACTTTGACCAGATGCAGGGTACCACCAAACAATTTCTGTAAACAAATTGTTTACACCTGCAGTAATTTGTTGTCCTTTGGTTAAGTCAATATCATCATATACAAAGTCTTCAACAGAACAAGGCAGTGACTTAACGGTACCATCGAATAAGAAGAAACCATTGTTGCTCATCCAATACGCAACACCATCTATTTCAACAGCTGCGTTCTTACCAATCAAACCACAGTTGGTACCTACTTGTTCAAAACCAAATGTAAAAGGTGCACCAATAAACTTCATGGTATACAAAGCAGTGTCGGTCCATATCAAAATTGTTTCTTTGGCTTTCAAAGCACCAACGATTTTAGTTCCGTCTTGCAATCGTTGTGTACCTGCTGCATTGATAGCAGAAGGTATAAAAGTATTAATATCTTCTTGATCAGAAAAACGAATAAACATATCGTCTTGTGTTGTTGCTGTACCTATAGTTGTTTCTGTACCAAAGTGAATTAAATGTCTTGTGGTAGGTGATATCAAACTAACTCTTGTTGCGGTAGGATTATTAGAAGTAGAAAAACCAGATGTACTTGTTGAAGCTCTATTTGATGTTGCATCAGAAGCACCACCATTCCATGTAAAGGTTTTGCCATTTGCAATTGTAGCTACTAAAACTTCACCAAAGTTATCTATAGACCAGAGTCCTGGTTCCAAAGAAACAAAAGAAGCACCTACTGCAACACCCCAACCATTATAGTCAGAGGCATCAGTGGCAGTTGCTCCGTTATCATGAGTCGCTGCAGTCGTGCCTAGAGCTCCTCTCGTACAACCTGTTAAATCATTTGTTGATTTACCAGTATAAGTAATTAATTCTGAATCTACTAAGATAGTACCCGCAGTAGGAAAAGCTGTAGCACTCGTTAATGTAATTGTTGTTTCACTTGCATCCAATGCTTCATTTACTGTTGTGACTGTAGCAGAGTCAACCGTACCACCCCAATTACCAACACCCCAACCATAACCATATGTTTGTTCTTGAGGACCAACAACTTCATACATTTTACAAGTCATTGAACCACCTGTTGATACAGTAGCGGTTGCAGCTGCAGAAGAAGTAATGGTGAAAGTCGTCGTTGACGGTACAGATGTTATTTCAAATTTTTTATCTTCAAAGTTAGAAGCACTGAGTCCAGTGCCACCTGGTAGAGTCACTGCATCTAATTGTACAATATCCCCGGTCGACGCTCCGTGAGCAGATGTTGTTGTAATTGTTACCGTTGTAGAAGTATTAACGGTTGCCATTGTCGATGATGTCAAAGAACTTTTTATTGGTGTTATATCAAAAAGCTGACCTTCAAAGTACAATAAGAGAAACTTATCTGTACCGAGGGCCACGTATCGATTGCCATCTAAATCTGTGAAAGGATGTTGTGCTCGGACAACACCGACAATTTTGTCTGGTAAGAGAGAAGACCAACCTCCAACTTTTTCTGGTAGACCATAACGAAAGCGGACATTATTAGAATCCACAAATCGACGTTCGGCACCTTTCGTGGTGTCCTGTTTGTCTATCCCAGGTAAAAAGTCTAAGGTAATGAGAGCCATTTACCCTCCTTAAATTTTATCTTTGTATGCCCAACCGCGAGTCGCGTTTAAAAAAACTAATGTAAAAGCAGCTCCGTTTGTTGATACTGTTAAATCAGAAGCAGAGCCATTGATATTAGAACTGTTTCGACCGACGGTAAGATTGTTAGAGCCAAAGGTTCCTTTGGCATCAATAAAAGTAACTTCATCACCAACACCAGGAGATGCAGGAAGAGTCATAGTCAAAGCAGAAGAACTAGTATCAATAATTAATTGATCACCATCTACGGCTGTGTATGCGCTAGAAAGAGAGTTATATCCCTTTTGTAAACTAACTAAATTAATATTGGTGCCATCTGAATAGACTACTATCTTAGAACCGACAGGCATTGTAATACCTGTGCCGGATGCTGTTTTAAAAGTTAATGTGTAATGACTAGAACTTCGAGTCGTTGCATCTTCAACGAGATACATCTTTTCAATGGAATCAGGAACAGTCACATTACGGTTCGCGGCTAGCGTTCCAGTAATCTTGATGATCATGTTTCGTCCGTCCGATGCAGCACCGTTACTGATTGTTAATGCTTGATCAGAAGAAGCCGCATTAATAGATACATAACCACCAACCGCTTGTTCGACTAGTTGTAAATTAGTATTAGTAACAGTTCCCCAAAGACCTGCTTTTTCACCTGTTGCGATGAGTTCAAATTTTTGTGATGTTGAATAACTTGATGCCATATTGCCTCCAAATTTATATTATGTTTCGACGTTTGTCCATGTTTGACTTGCTCCCAGATTGATTTCTGTCCAATTTTGTGCAGCTCCAGGGTCAATTGGATTCCAAGTAATGACACCAGCTGCAGTTGTAGCGCCTGTTACAAGGTTTGTTGTTGGTAGAACCACAGCCTTACCAATGATAGTAGCACCATTGAAAGACATAGCAGAAGTTCCAACACCTGCTGTGGATAGAACAACACGTGCTCCTGCTTTTGGTGTAGCGTCTCCAATCGCACCTGTAACAGCATTTCCGGTAACCGAGAAATTGGCTTTACCAATAATGGTAACTGTGCCAGTGGCTGTTGTGACGAGGTTCGTGGTGACGTCTACAAAAGCAAAATCTGTTGGAATGACTGTACCGACAGAAGCGGTAACAGCGTTACCTGTAAGGATAACCTTACCTTTACCGACGGGTGTAACATTACCAATCGCACCTGTAACGGCATTACCCGATACAAAAACTTTATTTAAATTTGTTTGTGCGGAAAACGGTGACGATGCAAAAGCGTCAAAACCAAATAACATGGTTACGCTCCTAGGTCGGTTATTGTACCACCATTTGCAACCCACTCAAGTATTCTAGTATTAAGTGCCATTATGCTAATATTTCTTGTAAAAATATATCACTTCTGTTACCTGATACTTGTGTTGAGAAATGTCCTGAAACACAAGCTATTTGCAATTTTATAGTGCATTGAGAGGTTGTATTTGGACTATCAATATAATCTATCGGTATTATATTAGTTAATGAGTCTTGATTATTATCAAAACTATCATATCTTGGTAGTTCAGTAGATGTGAATAAAGTATTATCTGAACTGTCAAAAGTATTTATAACCCTAAATTTTGCAGTTGCGTTTGTAGAAGTACCACCACCATATAACTGAAATGATGCTCTTATCATAATAAAAATTTTACTTGATGTTGCACTAGGTGTTATTTGTGCAGTTATGTTTGAATCTGCAAATGAACTAGATGTTGTATTAACAACAGATGATGTACTTGCATGAACTACTTGACCAATCTTAGCTGCACCAGTTACTGTACCAGTAAAAGCAAAGTTGTTCGCTAAATTAATTTTATCAGAACTGATTGCATCATCTGCAAAAGCTCCTGCGGGTAATGTATTCAGTGGCATTAGGGTAGGACCTCCATTAATATTATTTGACTTTCTTGACTATCTTGTTGCGCAGAAAATCTCGCTTGTTGAGAACAAATTTGAATTTTATAATCACATTGCGAAGTTGTTGATGGACTATCTCTATGCGTTCTGGCCCAAGTGTCCATTTGAAATCCTGTATTATCCCCCCAAATGTTGAATCTTGGATTATTGTCTGTTGTGTATAAATTTGTTGCAGAACCCCCTATTGTTCTTACCAATCTTACATTTCCCTCTGCACCTGTAGCTGAACTATTTCCATATAATTGAAAAAACATGGTAACAATAACAAGAACTTTTGAATTTGTTGATGAGGGTGTTATAGAAGCTGTTATGTTACTATCGCTAAAACTACTTGATGTTGTTTGAACTTGTGTTGATGTAGTTCCATAAATCACTTGACCAATCTTAAACTTCGAAGAAGTGATGACACCCGAACCATCAGACGTGATGATGTTATTATCACCGCTGTCATTGATTAAATTTACTTTAAGCTTACTGGTCATCTATGCTCCTATTAATTTAAAACCCCAAAAAAGTCCTGCATTGTCATAACCTATTGTATATGTTGCGTTTGAATCGGCATTAAGGGCATACATTTCAAGATAATCTGCAGCAGACAATTCTATTGTTCCTGACATTTGTATCGTGTTATTATTTCTTTGAACCATAGATGATCGTAATTGTCTGTTGCTATCAAGAGCTGATCCATTGACATAAGGTATAATAGTAAATGCCTCTACATCAGTTGATGAACCAATTCTATACCAAGAACCAATCATGTATGTTCCACCTAATCCGGTAGGTACTGTAAATCTTTTATTTGATGTATCATATGCAGTATTTGTATCTTGTAATTCTGATGTATAATCTATTTTTGTAGTTGTGTTAAATGACAAACTTTGTGAAGCTATTTGTGCTCTCCAAGAAGGAGTATTAGTATAAATACCTGAAGCAGTTCCCGTTGAAGGAAATGTAATACTATCTCCACTCTCACCAATCGTAATTGATGAGCCTGACTGCTTTATAATTTCATTTACCTTTAACTGCGATACCACTACTTACTCCTTATGATTTAGGATTTGCGTCTTTAATAGCTTTAATTCTAGTCTTCCACGCATCGATGTCTTTATAGATTTCATCGAGCTGTTCACCGATATCTCCGTACGCCGCTCTACGTGTCGCTCTGACTGTATTGTTTGTCTCTTCAGTATTACCTGCTGCTTCTTGTGCAGCGAGTTGATCTGCTGTTGGTTTGTCCAAACCAGAAATATTCCATTCCTTTATGTAGGGACCTTTACCATCAGAATCATCCTGAAGTAAAACATCTTTTGTAAAGTCTACAGTCTTCGAGTTAGCTGCGCAGTAAAGTTTTATCTTTGTGCTTAATGATGCCATTGTTTACTCCTATCCGCTAAAGTTTGCGTATGACACAATCTTAGCGCGTTCTTCAGCTCTTTTTGTTTTTACATCAGCAGGCATAGCTGTTCCGCCTTCTGATGCTCTGATTGAATACCAATCAGTAGATGTTAAATATGCTTGTGCTGTTGCGTTAATTGCTTTTTGATTAACGAACGCATCTTGTTTGTCCATGTCGGCTTTAACTTTTGTCCAAGTAACAGCATCAGGCTTAGAGCCAAAAATAGCAGTTCCGTTGGAGTCAGCGCCAGACACCCATTTGACATTAGCATTAAAATCGGCTTCCGTCTTTACATCACCTGAAATGACGTATTGATAAGAACCGATTGATTGTATTGCTTGTGAACAATCTGCCATTGTTTACTCCTTATAATATGACCAGTGTTCCACCACTGGCTACGTTGATTGTCTGTCCTGAGGACACTGTTACAGGACCTACTATACTCGCATTTTCAGATGCTGCAATAGAAAGTCCGCCTGTTAATGTTTGCACATTTCTGTACGCACCATTAATACTTGTTAGTTTGGCCGCGGTCACTGTTGCGTCTGTAGGGGCACCTACATCAAACGTATCACCAAAAATGATACCTGAGAAAGTTGCACCACTTGCAGGAGCTGCAGTAAACGCGATGGTACCACTGGAAGAACCTGCAGTAAATGCAGATCCCGGTACTTGATATACTCCATTGATATGAATCAGTAATTGTGCCAAGCTACCAATGATCTGAGTATCACTACCTACTTGTATGGTAAACTGTGTTGTTGAACCGTTGAAGCTTCCGCTCAAATCATCAATCTGAGAAAAATTACCTTGTACGATTGGATTGCCTAAGTAGCCCATTATGTTGCTAACTCCATTAGTGTAATAGTATTTGGTCTTGGTGCAGATGTATCGTGTATTCCATTAATACCTACTTCATCTACAATAGAACCAATACAACCTATTTGAAAACTGTATGTTGTTGATGCTTCGTCAGTAGTGTCATACCAAGAACAAGAAGTTCCACCTTGAACATAATTTACTATACTTTCTCCACCTTTATATCCTGTAGTAAATCTTGTGCTTCCTCCTACTAAAACTTTAATTGAGCCACCAACCCAACCACTTGATGCACCAGAATTTATCCACCAGTTACCACTCCAATTTATTAAAACATTATTTGTAGATGATGTTCTAGTAATAGATGCAGTTGCAAATTCTGAATAAGATGTACTTGTTGTTGTTACATCATTATAAGTAGCATTCACTATTTGAACTATTTTACCAGGATTAAAACCAGCTTTAGCTGCAGTTACTGCATTATCCGCAAGTTGCGTTGTATCAACTGCGTTGTCCGCTATCCCTGCTGTTGGTATCGTTGTTACTGTCATGTTATGTATCTCCCAATCTTATAAATTGCACCCAAGTTCTACTTTGAGAATCTGCTGAATGTAATGTAACGGTGCCTGTATTAAGAGCATTTAATTTACACTTATGGGTGGTTGTGTCCGTAACATCAAAAATATGACTCGCTAAAAGTGATGCTCGGCTAGAGGTATCATAAAAATTTCCAGAATTATCTGTGGCTGTAGAATAAGAAGAATTATCTGTAGTGACTGAAATTATAGTTGTGCATCGATTACCAGCTGCTTGAGGGTCTTTAAATTGTACATTCCAAAGTATTTGATAAATACCGGTTTCAGGAAAAGTCCATATACCTGAGGATACGCTCATAGAACTGCCAATTGTTCCGTATCCATCGCTATCTACTTCTTCCCAACCCGCTGTAATAGTAGTCTCTGTATCAGCACTTAAATTTGTACCTGTGTTTATTCTCCACATACCCGCAACTTTTACTCCAGCAAAGTTAGCATTTGCTCCACTCGCTCTTGTAATAATTCCACCGCTCTCACCCATCGTAATCGTTTTCGTAGCGTCAGTGCCGAGAGGCGAGATTGTTGATACTTTTAATGTGCTCATGATGCTACTCTATACCCCATAAACCAAGACATCATCCTGTAGTTTGTACTATTACCTTTAATTTGTATAGTTCCTCCAGTCACATCAACATTTAAAAAAACCTCCGCATAATCTGAGCTACCATTAAAATCAAGTATTCCAGCACTTGTCATAACCCAACCATTTCCATTTGAATTGGGAATTAAAATATTTTCAAAATATCGTGTACTTCCATTTTTTAAAATAGCCATTCCACATGAATCTACTGCATTCGCACTTCCAGTGGTATATCTACACTGTGAAAATAAATAATACTTACCAGCCACTGTTGGTGTAAATCTATAGTTTGTAGAAGAATCAAAACAATTATTACTATCCCAAAGTTCTGCATTAAACTGTACTTTTGTATCTGTATTATCGGAAATAGATTGATCAGAACTTTTGTAAACATGAAAATATGGATCTAAAAAATTACTCTGCACATCACCACTACCCAAGGCAATCGTACCTGCATTCGTGGAACCCAATGTGAGAGTCGTGGTTCCTGATCGTGTGTCTATTGTATCTACGAGTATCTTTGACATCTATGCTCCTGGTTTCGTTGGGAATGTTACAGCATTGACTTGATCTACTGTAGTTAATCCGTTAGTAATATCTCTTAGTTGTGTTCTATATGTAGACATCTCTGTGCTCATAGTTACATCAGAAAGCGCATAAAAATCTGTTTCCATTAATAACATATTTCTTTTAGCTCTTAAATTTTGCATTGCTTCCTCAAACTTTTCTGTTGTTACCTGATTTGCTGTTTTAATATTTTTTAACATGTTAAGCACTTCTCCTTTTTAGAGGACATGATATTGTGCCTTCAGTTATATCAAATTCATAATCTTGTTTATTGGTTGACTGATTACTTTCATAGATATCAGTTGAGTATGGATAGTTTACTGTAACCTCATCTCTCGTAACAATACCTTGTAGCAAATCTGTATCTGATTCAGCTTGACCACCAACAGGAATAGTTGATAAATCAATTTGTTGTCCATCTATTGTTAAAACTAATCCTGATAAAGATATAACAGGAGCTTGTTTTGAATTATTTACGACAAGAGGATTTAATTTTATTTTCATGTTAATACCACCTACCTATTGCCATGATAGAAACTTTTACATTTTCATCACCCGTGGCACTAGCCCATGCTCTTAAATGCCATCCAATTTGACTAGTTGAACTAGGCTCACTATTACTTGATAAACCTGCCATAAAAATTCTACCGACAGAAAAAGAAACTTGATAACTTGTATCAGTAAAATTTGCAGGAAGTGACTGAGTATAGTTGTTACTTCTTCTCTGACCACCATTTCCTATATCTGTTGTCACTGCAGGTGTTGTTAATGTTTCATCCATTAAACATATCATTGTACCATCAGCGAATTTTGTAAATTTACCATTAGAGTTGCTTCCTTTTTCAACTATAGAACTAGAAGATGACTCTGCAACGGTTCCTGTCCAAACAGCTCCGGTTGATCCTTTTATGGAATCACCACTCGCTCCTAGCGTTAAGCTAGTCCCGGATTGTGGTTCGAGGTTATCTACGAATATTGTTCCCATTTTATGTGTCCCCTAATCTTATAAACATTGCACCACTAGCAATTTCACCTGTGCTTCCATGAATTGATGATGCTCCATTTGTATTATAACCAAATCTTACTTTTACATTTGATGTATTAGTAACATCAACAAGGCATCTCACTGTAGTCACACTACCAGTAGAACTACCTCCACCATCATGTATTTGATATGCGTAGGATAGGTTTCTTCTATTATAAGATGAATTATTTGTAGTGTTTTCAATTACAGTACCTATATAATAATCTGAGTTACCTTGAAAAGTTAATGTAAAACTTACTTCATAAATTCCTGTTTGTGGAAATGTAAAAATTCCAGAACTCTCAGTCATTGATGAGCCTATTCTACCATACCCTGTTTCATCATCTTGACCCCAATTTGAAGTAATAATTGTTAAAGCATCATGGGTAGGCGTAAAATTTGCTGTAATTCTCCAAGAGTCAGCCATAGTAATACCACCAAATCCACTGGCAGTGCCATTATTTGTTATAGTAGCCCCACTAGGAACTGTTATTGTGTCACCACTATCACCTAAGGTAACTGTACCATTGTCGGCAAGAGGCGCTAATTTGTTTACTTCAAGTGTGCTCATACGACTGTGAGATTACCCTCCACTGTGACGGTGCCTGTAAATGTTACGGGGCCCGCTAAGAATGCGTTATCGGTTGCAGCTACTGTAGTCGTAGCAGTAATTGTTTGTAAGTTTTCATAAACACCATTGAAAGATGTCATCATGCTTGGTTGAATACTATTTGCACCCGGTGTGTTTTGATCTAATAGGATTCCATTTAGAAAAATTACAAAACAAGAATCAGATGACGCTAAGGCTGTTGTGAACGTGATTTGTGCACCGTTGACTGAATAGTCTGTCGTTGGTTTCTGACGTACTCCATTACGAAGAACAGCGATATCTTCTGGTACGGCCGCTGCCGCTGAAAGAGCATATGAAACAGAGCCATCACCTGTTAGAGATTGAACTGATGTTGTGGTTGTGAAATTTTTTGTAACGGGATTACCAAGATATGCCATATAACCTCCTAGGTGCTAATACTATCAATAAAGGAAACCCAAACATTGAGACTTGCATCGGTGTCAGATTTAGCTTTTAGGACATCTCCCGATAAAAGTACAATTTTCGCGCCTCCGTCAATTAATTCTAATGATCCTCCTGCAGCTATGGGTGCTCCTTTGACAATATAAGAATCTGCGGAACCACCACTAGCAGTGCTAGTAATATAAATATCTGCTTTAATTGTAGCTGTTGTTACATTGGTAAGTCGAATACCAATAACAGCATCATCTGAATTTGATGTAATGATTGTTCTCGCAGTCGTGCCAATATTCACGTCACCTGCTGAATCTGATGCTACGGCTCTTTCAAAATCTTGGGCCAATGTTTATCTCCTTTTATTCATTTTATATCACAGCGCCACGGCCATTGCAATCACGAAGCCCGCAGAAGCACCTGCAGCTCCATTAGAAGCTGACGTAATTCGTCCTTTTGCGTCTACTGTTAAATTTGTTGCTGTATAACTAGCTGCGGTCACACCAGAGTTTGCTAAGGTCATTGCACCGCCAGAAGCTATTGTAGCGTCTCCAGATAAATCAACTTCCTCAAAACTCGTGCCGTCTGCTACTAAAATTTTGTTTGCTGTATTCGTAGGCATCTTTAATTTAGAGCCTACAACTACATCATCATTGAATGTTGCAGCTCCCGCTGCTGACATATCTAAAGATAATGCTGTAATTTCAGAACTATCATCAGTGCCTTTGATAACAAAATCTTTATCTGAAACTGCTGTCTTAATAACTAGGTCACCGCTGTTTGCTGTTGTTAGATTAGCAACATCAACGTTGGCTATTTTAATATCTATTTGATCATCGGTGTCCGCTGTAATGCTTGTGTCACCGTCAACATCTA